CTTAGCTTTTTTCTGAGCGTTCTGAACCTGATCTATATAGTCGTCAGTTCTATATTTCTTTTGTGAAGTAGGCTCTTCAGTAACGCCTTCAAATCTTCGAGAAGAAGAACCCGATGTAGGTTTTTCCAATTTGGAAGCCGATACGGTAGACTCTTTTTTTTTTACAGGTTCTTGATTGAAACCAAGTTCAGGGAACTTTGAATTTACAACACCGTAATCGTAATTATTCTTTTCGGCAGTAGCAACATAGTCTTTCAATAATTGCTGATCGTATCCTTTCAATTCAGGGAATTTGCCAAATACAGTATTCCAATTGTAATTATACTTCTGTGCAGTAGCAATGAAGTCTTTTAATAGTTGTTCATTCATATGCAAATATACTTATTATCTCGGTTTCCCACCACTTGCTGCAGCACCTCCTCCTGATGATTTGCTACTACCTGATGAAGCTTGACCTGTTCTTTTTTCTCTTTCCTCATCAGTGTATGTTGAAGAGCTATATAGCGCATCTTGGCTTAAGCTTATATCAGTAGGTAAATAAGCTCCAAATAATGTAAATCCGTGGATATCTCTAAATTGATTCTTACCTTCTTTGTAAACTTCTTGAGCTTGCTTTTGATCAATACCATCTAGGTATGAAGCTAAGTCATCAGCATTTGTAACTTTTTTGAATTTTTCAGGCTTGTCTGCATATTTAACATTTCCACCTGATGCCACATACATTACATTCTTGCCGCCTGTTTTGTCAAAATAAAAACTGTAGTCTGTAGTATTCAAAGCGCCTAGGTTACCTGTCCTCATGGCATTGTTTGCCTTCTCATAATAAGAAACCTTATCTGTTTTTTTATCATTACCAGTTCCGCGTCCGTAGTTAGGCGCATATTGGATAGAAGGCTCTGCTTGAAGATCAGTCTTTGTCTGTTGGTCTACAGCATTGCGTGTTTGCACGCGAAGGAAGTCACTAGCTGCTTTTGTTTGATTTTCAGTAAACTTAGGGCGAATCATTCCTGATCCATCATCCTCAAGCAAAATATATTTAGGATTAGTCTTTGCTAACTCAGCATCGAATGTAGGCTCATAAAAATCATTGGTTCCAGGAACCTTATCAACTGCGTCTGTCAATAAACCAAGTTGGTTAAACGGATTGGCAAGTTCAGCCTTAATCATACCACTCTCCCATTCCTGATACGCAGTCAATGTCTTTTGATCCTCATCGCTAAGTCTAGTTCTTAATGTAGGATCAGTCATCTCATCGATGCGAAGCATACGATACGCACCTTTTAACTTTGTGACGCTTGTTTTTAAAACCTCTCCCAATGCCTCAACCTGACCATCAACAGCTGCGACATAGTTATACTTGTCGAGCTTTACATTCATTCTATTTCGTAATTGATTGACGCTCATATAGTTGTCAGGATTTTCATCCATCATCATAACTTCTTTCCCGTCATCTCCTTTTTTCTTTATCATCTTGGCAATACTCACCTGACCATTGGTAGGATTGATGTAAGCCTTTGTATTAGTGAAGTTGCTAAGACCTTCAATTTGTTCCATAAGCCAAGCCTCAGTCTCCTGTGATTTCCCGAGCTCATATCGCTCCATTAATTCTTTGGCTTTATCTTGGTATTCTTTTGACACCTCAAACATTTGCTTTGTGCTATCTCCCAAGTTCTGTCTCTGAACTGTATAGTCACGAACACTTAGTCGACCGCTCTTGAGTAGCCTGTCCTGCATTAAGCGGGCTTGTGCCGCATCATTGGCAAAGTCTAATGTCCATTCATTGGCAGCCTTAAAATCACCCGTAGGTGCATTGGCCAATGTCTCACCGTATTGGCGAGATGCCTCATCAATTGCAGCTTTCTTTTCTTCACGGATAGTTGCCTCAGTATTGAGCATATCCGTTACATTCTTCCCTACCTCAGCCCAATTAATTTGGGACTCAGCACTGCGTTCCGCAAACTTATAGTATGTCTTAGCCATATCTTAGAATTGGAATGGGTTAAACTGATTAGATGATGCAGCTTGATTGTAAAGTTCACCAAACTGCTTGTTTCCGAATAACATTCTGTATTGGTCAGGAGTAAGTGATTTTACAAATGCCTTATACTCAGGTTTTGAAAACTGACTAATTGCATCAAGGTCTAAGTTTGTAAAAGATCCTCCTCCTTTATTTTCAAAGCTTGATGCAGCAAGTGGAAGTACTGCGCTTTCCGCAGCATTTAAAGGACCCATTTGTGGAGATGAAACAGGTTGACCTGCTGTACCTAATCCTTCAAAATTTACATTGCCAATTTTTTGCATTTGCTCAGGAGTTAATTCAAGTCCTCCAAATGCAGCTTGCTCTGATTTTATATCAGTGCCATACAATGGTGCAAGTTTAGCAGCTTGACCAAGCATACTAATTCCTCCTGCAATAGCATTTTTCTTGGCTTGTTGTGCGCGCTCTTCGTACATTGCTGATGCCTGTTGTGCACCCTCAGCTTCATCTAAAGCTAATTGAGCCTTAATGTCTCTGAGTCTTGAGTCCTCAGCAGCTGATAGCTTCTCAAGGTCCATCATCTCTTGTCCTTGACGTGTTTGGATATCTCTAATTGCATCTGAGTAGCCGGCATAAACTCGTCCTGCTACCGCTGCAGCACCACGCTCGCTTTCACGACCTGCCTCAATTGACTGTGCACCAACAGATGCCAGTGCCTCTCGCTCTAACTCGTATGGTTTCATTTGAATACCAAGTTGGTCGTAGACATTTACTTCCAAGAATTTATCAGCTTCTTGTCTGAATTTTAAAGCATCAGCGTCAGACTCCTTTTGGAGCTTTCTCATTCTGCGCATATCTCCAATTGAGAAGCCTGTGGTTAAGGCTGTTGATACAGCGCCACCTATTGCTGCTATTGCTGCGAATCCTATTGGCATTTTATTATTTTTTTATATTATACAAAGATAAGTTTTTTAAGGGAAACTCTTCATAACCTCTGATTCAACGGCAAATAGCTCAACTTTTGCCGTATTGTCGTTTTCTAAAGTGAACAAACAGTAGTGCCCTAACACGCCATGAGATTCAGCCACAGAGTTCTTAATGTATAAGAAATAAGCATTCTGTATACCCGGTATAGAGCCACCTGTAACTGTGGTATCTACTACAAAGTAGTTGTCACCTGCAGGATAGTTCTGAACAATATCAACAATCTCACCACACAATACAGGCGTACTAAAGCTAGGCGGCAAAGCATAGTAAAGGTAGTCGCCTACACTAGCTATGCTACCAATCTGTATCAACGGGTTTATTGAGAAACCAATCTCAACGTTAGCGCCAGTGCCTGTGACACTTAAGCTTCGTCCTACACCATTCAATGATCTCAATGCATACTCATCAACTCCCGCAGGTACATCTCCTGAGTTTCTAATGAATGCAAAGTATACTTGCTCTTTCTTTTGAAACCATTCTTCTTGAATGAACCCACTGTTTTGAATGTCAGTCTCAATTGGAGTTGCCTCCCACGTATCATCACCCTGCAAAGCAAGTGTCTTAAACAACTTGTTTTCTAGTGGTGAATTATTAAATACGCTAGTTATTTTTGAATTGTATTGTACACCATAGAAATTGTTTCTAAGCGCATTTACATTATGTCGGTATAGGTTACCACCTTTAAACGTATAAAAGTAATTGTTCATACCAATCATCCAATCAGGCATGAAAGAGTAAAATGATGGCCATCCATCAAATGTTTCGCTATATGTTAGTGTATATTCCATATTTAACAACTACATGAATCAAGTGTTACAATTACTCCCGCAGGAGACCCCGGTACTGAAACGCTTCCGGTTCTAGCGCAAATATAAGCAATTGTGTATGCAGCTACCGCTTGTGTCTGTGGAGCTCCTGCGCAATTGTTATAACTTACAGTTACTGAAGAAGCAGTCATATTGTCAACGCTATAGTTCTGACATATATCAGCACAAGATTCATAAACAGTAATACTATCAATGGTTACTGTTGCTGTAGTAAATGTCTCTGATATCACATTGAATACACATCCTGCGTAAGATGGGTAAGATACTGTAACGAAGTCACCTACTTGAACACCAACTACATCTGAGTTTGCAACTATTGTCAAACCATCTCCGCAACGCTCAATAATATATGCATTGTATTGACATTCTCCCATTTGAATAATAATTCCACTTTGTACCAAAAACCAATTGTATGAACTAGGTAACATAGTAGGCGCGTGGTAATAACCATCAGTTGCTACAACTTCACCATTAGGATCCAAGAATACCCAATCAAATAGACCAAGCGTTGTGCCATTTCCATTGACAGGGTAGTTATAGTAAATCAGATCATCCGGATACTCACATACTGAGTCAGCAGTTGGTCTAACTTGACTAGTATAAGTTGGAAACAAAGGTATAGGGCACGATACGTTTAAATCAATACCACTTGGATTACAAGGAGAAAATACTGTAATGTTCAGCGTAGATGGATTGATAAGTGGTTTAGGTATAACCATAATGCAATTGCCCGGTGCATTTATAGATGTCTGAATTTGAGTTGGTAATGCACTGATTGAAGATGTTGTACCATTATACACGTATGTAGATGTTGATGGATCCCAATCATAGTTATTTAAAGTATGTGGGCTATTCGCTACAATACCGCAGTCACTGTCTTCATCGCCAACATAAACAGGAAGTCCTGATGGAGCTGTTAGAAGCCCGTAGACGGGAGAACTGAACGTATTATATGTAATACCATCATAAGAAGCAATAAAGCCCTTAGGCACAGACAAAGAGTTAAATGACACTATTATAGCGCCTGTATCTCCAATGTCATTTCCTAAATCAACTTCAATGTTAAATACACCATCTCCTACGATATATCCATCAAAGTCAACTCCGCATCTAGACCCGCATGATGGGCAGGGCTTTGCTGATCCCAAAACGCAGGACGTTTGAACTCTTGTAATTGTACCATCAGAGTACACTCCATTTGGAGCGCAAACAGTAAGCGCCGCGTTAGTATATACTGCGGTCGCTTGAGCTAGTGTTGGTGCGTCTAAGTAATATGGCATAATAATTTATTTATTCTCTACATCCACACTCTTGCGATACCTCTATCAATACTCCTCCTGATATTACAGTTGGATTTACTGATGCAAGGCCACATATGATTTGTGTTGCATTTTGTAATATAGTAGCTGTTCTATTAACTCCACTGCAATCTCTGTAAGATACAGTAGCTGTTCCGATGCCTACGTTTTGGAATGTCCACTCTCTACAAGGATCAGAACATGGATCGCACTCACAGCAAACATAATCAATATCTGCTGTACTTGCAGACCAACATAAGTCAACTTCATTAAAAGTTCTATAATCCCAAATTAAGTATAGGTAGTTACCTACGGTACCCGCAGGAACATCTGCGTAGTAGTAATTACCACCCCCCAATATTGTACCTGTACTAGATGCAGTAACCAATGCGTTTATACCCGCGGTATTGTTAGCATATAGTGTTGAAGATCTTAGGTATCTAAACTTATTCTGAGAAGGAATAAAGTCATAGTTAGCTAACGCAAACTTGTTAGATATGATTCTAACCGTACTACCATTTGTTGGTATATTCGGTTGACCTTGAGACCCTGTATTGGTATTATATCTAGATACAATAGGATTTACTCCTGATGCAAATATTTGTAAATTACTTTGTAAAGACCCCGTATATGTACCATCTGTGTATCTCCATTGAGGATAGATGTTTTTGCCCGCATCAACATTTGATGTCAATACCACCTCAACAATAGTAAGTTGATTAGCCGTAGGGCAATTCACAGTGACTTCTAATACAACAGCTCCTGTAACTAAAATCTCAACATTTACAATATCAACTGTATTTGAGTCTTTATCTACAACTAATGTTCCATCAAAAGATGTATCTCCAGTTGTAAATGTATTTCCATCGTATGTGGCTGTAATATTGAACTCAGCATCAGGCTCAATACTTACAACATTGTAAGTAATGTCAACATCACCAACTGCTTGACCTACGTTTACACAGAACTCATTAACCTTTGTGATGTCGCTAATTACAAACTCTTGAGTGATACCACAATCTATACAGCTACTGAAGCTTGGTACTTTTTGATTGTTTGAGCTTAATACATACTCATCTAAGTATGGGTCAAAAGCTCCAAGTTTTTGAGTGTCAAAGTCAGTGTTAAATAAATCTCTAAACCAAGACCCCATCCCCATATCTGAGATGACTTTCAATTGGCCTAGACCTGTCTCGCTATCTTGTATATTAATTACAGCTCCACGTTTAACATCGGTAAAGTATCTATTTGATCCCCACTGAATGTAACTCTCAGGGTTAAATGAAATACCAAATTTTTCAACTCGTGCAATTTGCGTTCCTAATACCTCAGGTACAGACGTAAGTGCTCCACCCGCTCCGGCATCTGATAGCAAATTCTTGCTAGTCAATACATAAGACACTTTGTCTTCTTGTAAAACAAGTACGTCAGTCTGACGTGCATCAAGAATATAGATAGGGCCAAATAAGCGCTCTAACTGCTTAAAGTTAAGTAGACCAAGGTTGAACTCATTGAGTTTATTTACGTTGCTCTCATTGTTGTAAATACCACTATAAGTCATATCAGCGTATCTTCTGATAGCCCGATAGTCTTCCGCAGCAATACTTGTGACACGGTTACCCAATGTGATAAAATTACCTACAATTGAGTCACGAATCTTGTAACTCTCAACACCATTGCCAAAAGCATAACAGTTAAAGAAACCTGTGTCAATGACAGCAGGAGACCCTGTTGAGAAGTTTTGGTTCATGATGTTACCCTGATGCTCGCCCTGTGCATTTATTTCAAAAGACAAGTTGTTCTCAAAGAAAACATCAGGCAAAGTATCTGCCGGCTCAGTCTCAAAAACAAATGTGGACTCAGCTCTAAACACCTCAAAATTAGCTTCAACTAAAGAGTTTTTTGTTCCACAAGCAGATGTTCCACTTATTTGTAATCCTAAATAGTTGCTAGGGGAATCTCTATAGAATCTGTAATAATTTATACACTCATTAGTAGGCATTGAGCTAGGCCCAAATGCTAATGTAGGTATGAATGTATTTTGTATTGTACATGCAGTAGAGTTGCTTACATATGGAGTTCCTTCATCCAATAGGTTAGCTATGTTGTCACCAACAAACCACTCATACATATTTCCATAGTTAGCCTGAGAAGTAATTGTTTTTTCTAAAGTGTAAATTCGTGTCTCACAGTTATTGCCACCGCCGTTTTCTTTACCTCTTTGGAATTTAATATTCATATTGATAATGGTCCCCTGAGGTATATCATAATCAATAAAAGTACCGGGCAATGCCGTATCCTCCAAGTTCATAGGGTAATTAAGTATCGGATACTGCCCATTATTTTTTACCTCAACTGCTTTATTCCCTGCTGTTATAAATGCATTTTCAGAAAATATAGCATTGAAATTATTAGGCTTTATTTTCATATATACACCTGAAGGAACAGGAATATTGACGCCTGTCACAGAACTTGGTATAGTAACAAAGTCTTTAGTTTGAGCTTCTTTTTCTAATACATTTGCATAAGCACATTCATCAACAGCTCCAGAAGAATCTCTCTTGACAATTAGCCTATCACCTGTATTTACTTTTCTAGTATTCTCTCCTTCCAATAAGAAATAAGCGTAATTTGTTTGAGGGTCAACAAAGAATATATTACTGTAGATTGTCTCATATGTATCTCTATCTGCTTTAATTACAAACTTATATTTTGTTGCCCAATATGGTGCAACTTGAGGAATTGGGTTACTTGGTATTGTTACAAGTATGCTATTCTTATTTACAGAATTACCACAAGGTACGTGCTCAGTATTAAACTCACTAACTAAAACAGTTGAAGATCTTCCAAAATCGTCCATATATACAATACCAATCTCATAGTCACGATTGCTATGCAAGCTTTGGTTTTGTGATATGGTTTGAAAAACAACATCTGCTGAGTTTATTTTCATGTACTCATATGCAGTATATGTAGGAGATACCGTGCTATTTACATAGGACACGGCAGGAAATTGAAATGAAATTACATTGCTACCAAATGTACCTAATGCTGATACCAATAAGTTAGCGGTATTTATACCACTTGTATACTTAACGTAAGAGTTTAAGTTCTGTGACATAGCACAATTAAATGCATCAGACAAAGTTGTTCCGTTACAAGAACTTGGCATAGGCTGAACGTTGGTGACTAAGCCAATAGCGTCTTGGAATGATATGTCATTAACCATGTCAAAAACAGACGCAAAAGTATTAGGTAGATAATACGTGAACGTAATATTTATACTGCTATTTGTTTGCGTTGGAAATGGTGTACTACCTGTAAATGTTGAATGACTGAGTGAAAAATCAATTACAATTGATGATCCTTCACTCAATGCTATTCCGGATAAGTCAATATCTAGTACAGTATTAGATAAGGTTTGAGATCCATTTATAAGATATGTTCCTGAATCTAAAGAGTTTGGCACTTCACTAATACCAATCTCATCAGTTTTTAAAGCGGTAGAATATTGAAATTTTACCGTTTGCCCATTTTTATCAAGTAAGTCATAACCCTCTAAATAATTACCGTACATTAGGCGATTACCCATAATAGTTTGGGCTTTAGCTAACAATGGTACGTTGTCGTACAACCTTAGTATCTCAGACTCAGGAAGTACAGTGTATATCTTGCTGTTTGCAAAAGTATAGTCGTAGTCAGTATTGTCCGACAAACCAAGCAGTGACTTGTCTAGCTTCTCAATAACTTTGATTACATTACTCTCCATTTCCTTGAAGAGTAGGTCAATGCCAACTACTAATGGGCCACCTGTGTTGTAAGTAATAATAGCTGCATTAAATGAGTTAACCATACCATTATTTAAGAAACTATCGTTTCCAAACTCAAAAGGTTCAGGTATAAATGCAGGCTCAGTAAATTGTGATATTGCTGAGTATTCATTGTTTGCATATCTATATCTGTAAGCAAAACAAATGAAGCGCTCAGTTAAAAAGTTTTCTTGACCTGTTACGTTAGTCAATTGAATCTCAGGCGAAGCCACAGGCGGCTTCTTAATTACTAATAATGACTCAGCTGTAACTTGGTCTATATTGCCAATAGGGTTTGGATAATTAGTTCTTACATTGATAAATCTAGGTTCATTGTAGTCATCAGTAAAAAACAATAGGTCATCAATTTTATTGATGCCTGTAATCACATACTGCTCGTTAAAATTCAACGTGGTGTTAATACCTCCACTATCATCAATACTGATGACGTGGTACGTTAGTATGTTTGTAAGTATGTTAAATGAAACAATCAAGTCAAGCTTATCGGTCGCTCCAACCGGAAAATTTGAGTCGTGCACAAACCAATAAATGGTCTCATTTGCACCGTCCTCAAACGCACCAATGGTTCTAGCATTTGAGCTTAATGGCGTACCATCAATGTAGATTAAAGATGTAATTTTTAAGTTACCTTTAGTGTTCTCAATGGCTCCAATGCTCTTCTGTTCTGTAGAACCCATTCTTACATTGAGCGCGTCAATATATTGTCCATCAGGGATTAGTCGTTCATCAACGACTTTGTTCATTTTACCCTGATTGAAGTTTCTTGTAAGTTTAGCCATGTTACTTTATCCACTTATTCTGACCACGTAGGTTCATTAATAATCTGCCCGGATGAATATTGCTCAATCTAATTTTTGCATTTCGTAATAAAGAAGATTTTTCTTTTCTTGCTCTCATTATCACATACTCTTGTACACCAAGCTTTGAATTGAGTATCTCATGCTGAATATATGCGTACACATACTTCTCAAATAACTTGTTTACAGTAATTAAACTATCATCTCCATTCTCCATACCATCAGATATGTACTCAAGGATGACAGACTCACCTGACATATGTGAGCTAAAGTTAATAACTCCTGACTTCTTATCAATAGTAAATGTAGGATTTCTATTAGCGGTCTCTGTATTTAAACCATATCTGGCACCAATACCTGCTTCAAAATACCAATCCCCCTCATAATACCAACCTTCTTGCCCGTCAAATTGATGACCCGGATTTAAATAGATACTCTTCTGAGTGCCCGTAATACGATCCCAATCAAGCTCAGAGTACTCAGGCTCAAGGGCGTTGCCATTCTGATCAAATAAAATCTTACAATTATGGTCTTGAAGATAGGCTTTTGCTGATTGAATTTGAATATTCTCAGTCATTGGTCTAATATACCCATCTTTGTATAAAGATATACGAACCCAATTGACGTAGTCAGATGGTAAAACAAATCTTAGCTGATCACAAACGGTAAGCTGAAGTACTTTAATTTCTTTAAACGCATCGTAGTTAAGCTCTTGTACAGCTCTCTTTGCGTGAAATATTATCTTGTAACGCTCCTCATTATTAACCAATGAGTGGTTTCCTGTATACATCAACAAGAAATTATTGACAATGTCATGCAGACTTACGTACTGATAAGACCCCCAATTAGCGTCCTCAGGCGCATTACCGCCATTCTCGTAATATTGATACTGTGAAATATATGCCATGGTCTATTATTGTTGTTGGCTAAATGCAGGGTTTTCACTCTGTTCTTGTTGAATTGCGTATTGAGCAACTTGAATCTCTCTAATTGACATACCGCAGTACTGAAGAATCTTCATTACTACTTTGTACTCATCTTCACCCGGAAGCTCAAAGTCTTGATAGTCAGGTTGTGATTGATCGAATGCAGGCTCACCATTTGACAATGTAATGTATGTCCACTTAGGGTCTAAAGGCAACCTAAAGTATGAGCACTTCAATGATGATACACCATTGATGGTATCAGGATATACACTGATAGTATCACCCTCGATAATATAAGATGGATACTTTGTAGTTGGTGCCGTAAGCATTGAGTCCAATAACATATACAAACGTGCGTTAGCAACCTTCTCAGCATCACCTAATCTTGTGGTACCATTAAAACAAGTAAGTCTACTAATCATATAGAAGTTATAACCTGTAGTCGTTAGCGATGGTACATAGTATTGGTTTGTTGCAGGCGTAACCTGTGTGAGCGTATCATTACGCAAGAAGCCCTCTAAGACCTCTGCAATAGGATTCTCGATATCAGCATACTCAGTGCCCGATAGCCTTGCATTCTCTGCATTTATGGTCTTATTATAGCTGCTGTAGTATTCTTCGTATATCTCCATCTGTGCCTGTTTTGCAAACAAATTAAAGTCAGATGGTGAGATATATCCGTAGTTGTTCTTGTTAAGAACTGACAATACGGTGTTTCTTACTGAGTTAATCATTGAAATATCTTTTCACAAAGATACAAAAAAATAAAGGTGCCACTAGGACACCTTTATCAAACAAACAAATGAGTAGAACTCTAAAACAACATTACAAATATAACATTATTTATGCATTCTCCAAATGGTGCTCTAACATTTTTAATGCTTCAACACCTTCATCGGTTTTAAGATACATAGCGACTAGCACATATGGGTCTTCACCGTAAGGTATATTCATCATTTTTTTCTTATTACTTGGTGTGCTATACCAAACCTCTTTGTTTCCACTTCGGAAACCAAGTAACCCCATGTCAAAGAATATATGAACCTGTGATTGTAGGTGTAGCATTGGATCTTCAAGAGAATTCAAGAAGCTACCCGGATAGTTACGTGCATAGATAAGCACATCGCGCTTCATTTCTGCTGTGGTAACACGGCTTACATCTTTGTTGAATAATACTCGATATACTGTCTCAAGTTGATCAATACTTAACTCACGAGCTCTGATTAATGCATCAACCTCAGTTACCAAGAATTCAACCTCTTCTTGTGCATCACGCTCTTTGTTTACTTCTTCAAATACGATACCATTTTGTGGATGGTAATATAAGAACTCCTGTAGCACAGGATTGTTTCTAGGAACGCTTAAGAAGCCATTCTCAAAGATAATAGGTTGGATAAGTGGGTTGCCATCTTGCTCATCCTCAAATGGGCTTTTTTGGTTTACTGCGTAACGGAGAGGTCTGTTTTGATTGGTTTCCTCATCGTACCAAAGGAGTGCTGAGCGTTTTGTGTTTCTTGCTGATAGCATATAAGACAATGGTGCCTTTTCATTTTTGAGTCGATAGACTCTGTCGGCAGCAGCCAACGTGACTTTTTTTGACATAAGATATAATATAATTAAAGTTTACAATAAAAATAGAGAGGGACCGAAGCCCCTCTCATATTTTGAGTGCTAATTAGGCACCGTAACGGAACAAGAAGAAGTTGTTCGCGCCTAAGGTACAAAGTGCACGCTCAGACAAGAAGTTAACTTCCATTGCATCGAGGTCGCTAGTAGCAGCACCACCGGCAGAACCTGTGATCCAAGTTTTGTAACGACGATCTTCAGTTTCAGACGCACGGTAACGAACGTGTAAGAACGGACGCTTAGCGTTTTTACCAAGGATTTGGTCGTATACAGTTGTTGAACCTGCAGGAACAAGCATACCTGTGATTACGTTAGCAGTTGAAGCTCCTGTAGCAGATGAAGTCAAACCACCACGCATTGTTGGATCGTTGAGGTATTTCCAATCTGTTTTGTAGAAGTCATAACCACGACGGAATCCTGAGAAACCAAGGTTGAGGGCCATGTCACGGTCGTTATCAAACAAACCATAAGATGTACCTGCAGCACCGTAAGAGTTCTGAGCAGCCAACATATCGTCGATGTCGAAAGAGAAATCACGATTAACGAACAATACGTTCTCTTCGATAGAACCTTGTTTGTCAAGACGAGAAATCATATCATCGAAATCTTGCAATGAAGTTGGGTTACCACCGCCCCATACGTTACCACGAGAGTTAACAACGTAGAAAGCACCTTCAGAACCTTTGTTACCATAAGTTGGGTTAAGACCTGAGTTAGCAACACCTGAACCTGATTCAGCAGGAACAGCTTCTAACATTGCAGTTTCGAGGTAGTCTTCAAAACGGAGACGAGTTTCGTGCTCAGACTTCAAATACCAAAGGTATCCGTTAGCACCATTCTCAGTAGTGATTTCAATCCAACCAATCTGAGCCATGTCAGAACCGTTGACAGCATACTTGTCTTTGATGATGATTGGGCTGTTAGAGAAGATTTCGTCTTCAGCTTCCAATGAACCAATCATACCTGTAGTGCCTTTCTTGAATTCAGAACCGTAAACAAATACGCTAAATTCGTTAGCTGTAGAAGCATTGGTCATACCTAATGCCTCATAGAAAGCAACTGTAAATTGGTTAGTAGCAGTGTTAACAGCAGTAACGATAGCTTTGTTTTGGGTAGGACCCGCAACGTTAGGTGTAATCATTACAGTTTGACCTGCGCGGATAGCGATACCTGTAACGTTCAAGTCATTGACTTGGAATGTTGCGCTGTCAGCGTTAGACAAAGTAGCTGTAGAAACAACTTTAGTGTACTTAGTGTGAAGACGACCTTGTTCTGCCCATTTGATTTGGTCAGAGATAGACGGCATCTCAGCACCTACCATACGAAGGAAAGATGCAACGGTACGGTTTCCGTAACGCTCAAATTCTTTCTCATATGTATCAGGTAAATACTGATTCATGAAGTTAAATCCGTTTGACGGGATGTAGTTTGTTGACAAAGCTACCTGCTCAGCACTTGGCTGTAACTGATAACCGGGTGTAGATAAAACAGACATTTTTTTTCTTTTTTAATAGTTTATATTCTTTTTGCACTTGTGATTTTCAATCCATTGCCGGAGCCCGGATTTACTTCTCGGATTTGCATTCCTCCTTTGGAGATTGATTCAGGTGCTCTGCGCTCAGACATATTCACATTCTTTATTTTTTTAGTGACATTATCTGTCGCATCGGCCTGACCTTGTTCGTAGAAGAACTTGGCAAACTTCTCAGGATTCATTGCGATCGCTAAAGCTCTATGGTATCCCGCAGCATCACTTACCATTCCGCTCTCATCCAAATACTTATTGATAAAGTTTGTTGGAGTTGATTGGAGCTTCTTAAGCTCTGTTGCGTCACCGGGAGAGAAAACCACTTTCTTGTCGTCAATATTGAACTCAAAACCTTTGAACTCTTGACTAAACACCTCATCAGTTTTCTTTAGGAACCAATCACGTTTGCGACCATTTTCCTCCTCTAGGGTTTTAGCTTGTTGTATGTATTGTTTATACGCCTCAAACTCTTCTTTCTCTTCAGAAGCAATTGTACTTCCCCTTGACTCAAGAGGTTGTTTGTATTTCTCCTTTTCAGATGTGAAGTAATCCTTGGCCTTAGCAATAGCCTTTTTCTTAGCAATCTTAGCTTTCTTAATTTTAGAGTCATCATCTAGATCCTCATCATAAGCAAACTCTTCCAACATGGCATCAATGTCGTCCTCATCGAGACCAACCTCTGTAGCCATGAGGTATTGCTTTAGCATTTTATCAGGATTCATGGAATCAAAGTCTTCTTGCAATTTTAAGTAGTCTTGGATACCACGCCCTGTTTCTTTCTTGTACTTCAAGAATGCTTCAACATCTTCAGGTAACGGTTCGTTTTCCTGACGCTGAGCCATCAACTCGTCAAACGAATTGATTTCCTTGTTGTACCTTTTTCCCAAATATGAAAGAACGTCTTCTTCTTTTAGCTCAGGTGTCTCAATTGGCGGCTGCTCAATCGGAGGTGTTTCAATCACAGGTGGATCGTTATTTAAACTCTCCTCATGCTTTTGTAATAATTCCTCTTCAATCTGAGCTGCGCTCTTTTCAACAATTCCTGTTACTTCTTTTACTTTAAATTCCATTAGATTTAATTTTTACAAAGTTATATATTATTTTTTATTGTTTTAACGTGGCTCAAATTCAGCCATGTCAAAGCCATCAAGGGAATCCTCATTGGATTCAAAACTAATTGGTGGTAGATTGTTCTTTCGCTGATTAATCAACTTAGATTGCTCTGAGTTTTGTTGACTAATACGTTTAGCTTTAGCATCTTCCCTTTCTTTTTCTCTTTTATCCATAGAGTCAACCTCAACGCCCTTAAGTTGCATTTGCATATCAAACTCAGTCTGCATCAATTGCTGCTTAAGAATGGCCTCATTCTTCATCTTCTCAATTTCAAAAGCCACTTCGGCTTGCTTAATCTGCATCTTAGACTGAGTCTCAAGTTGAATCTTCTGCATAGCAGTTTGAGCTGCCATCTGTTGGATTTGAACTTGCTGTTGAGCTTGAATAGCCTGAGTCTGCATTAAACGCTGTTGCTCTTTCTCCTCTTTCTTAACTCGCTTGAGTTTTAAGAGTTGGTTAGCCAACTTGAGATTTTTAATCTCGCGTATATCAATTGCATCCTCAAGGTTAATATCACCCTTAGATAAAGCAACTTGAATATTTTGCTCAAGCTGCGCTTTCTCTTCTTCGTCTGGAGAGATGTCGATGAAAATTCCGAAGTCATATACGTATAGGTCTTTAATTTCATTTAAAATAGATACATTGTATTTGCCAATCTTATTGGCGAAGTCATCTCTAAAGTCAGCGTACTCAAGAATATCTGCAATTCTATATGTAAGTGCCTCGGCTATTGATTTGAACATATATAGACTACCGTCAAGAATATGGCGTGTAGCTGTGTTTGAGTTAAGCGCTGCAAGCTTCTGTACACCAATCAACGCACGCGGATCAGGGTCTGAACCATCACGAGCCTCATTAAGACCTGTTACTGAACGTAACATATCCATATAGTGGTTGTAGTTTGCAATAAGCATTTGTGTCTTAGCAGCACCGGAGTTACTGTTTAACTCTTGGATTGGAACACGAGCATTGTTGAACTCACCATCTTGAGTATAGCTACGTCCAATTACACTACCCGTTTGGAAGTATAGTCGGAGTGCATCCTCAGGATTGTAAGCCGCTCCTGTCCCAAGGTCAACCTCATTGAGACCATCGGCATCGATAAATACACCATCAGGCACAACACGTGCAATTACTTGCTGAAGTTTCAAGTGCGTCAACTGAATCAAGTCAGCAAATGGTATCATTCGACGAACCATTGACTCAATAACACCTTTGTACATACGTGGAGCAACAGCTACATAGTTTGGTAAAGCGTGCTGAGTAGCTGACTTTGGTCTAACCATATTCTCAGCTAACTCCCACTTAAGTAGGATATTGGTACCCATAACCATGATACCATTATACCAAACGTCAATTGTTTTCTCAATTTTTTCAAAGCGACCTTCTTCCATCATCTCCACAGGAGGATTGAAGTTATCGTCTTTCTCAATTACTCTCGTATTTCCATTGTCAAGAATTTTTTTCTTGTATACAATTTTTTTAGTAGTCTTATAGTTAAAGTAAAGAAGAGTGCACGTATCACGGTAAAAAACATTATTCTCGTAGAACTGAGCTACATTGTAGTAGTCATACCAACTTTGGCTGTATTTTGAAATTTGCTCCAAGTCCTCACGCGTTAGCGATTGGTCAATCTTGTAAAGCTCTGTAATTGAAAGCGTTCTTATTTCACCCCAATAGAAGCAGTCTCTAAAGTATGGATCTTCAGTGTAGCTGTAAACAATGTTTGCAGGATCTACGTATGAGATTTGAACACCTGCTCCCGGAAGGAACTCATGCTTCTCTACAGCGATACCAAGAGTCATTAGGTCGTAGTCACACTGCTTACGAATATTGTCATATCTATTCTCATCAAGAATGGTATTGATAGCCTCCTCTTCTGCAATCTCAATTGCAGGTTTGTAGTTGAGGTTCATATACAATGATAGCTCTTCGTCAGTGCTTGGAAGCTCATCAGGGTTCATTACAAATGGATCAACACCTGTTTGCTCTTGTATATTCATCAGAAGGTCTTTTGCAACCATCTGACTCTCAATCATATCTTGATACTTGTTTCTTTTTGCCTGAGACATTCCATCCTGAGCATATGCCTTAACCTTGAATAAACGGTCAGACATTCCATTGACAACAATGTCAACAAACTTAGGAATGATTGGCACAGGTGTCCAATCAAGGTTGATGTATGATAGATCACCATCAATAGCAAGCTCATCCTTGTATTTAGCAATAGGCTGCTCACCACGCGCATATAAACGCAAGCGGTGAAAGTCACGCCATTGGCTGTAATATCTACATTGGTTACCATCCTTGCGGAACCACTCGTATTGTATGGCCTGTCCAACTTGGAGACCAAACTCATCGGTTGCTTTTTCTGCATCAGTTGCGAATTGACTCGGAAATGATGTAGATGATATGTTTACGATTACTTCTTTCATGTATTCAAGGAGCTAATATTCCCTTTATTATTATATGTAGCAAATTTAATGCTTATTTTTGACTCTTTTACCTCAGGTTGATATAAGTGCTTCTGACAAGCCATAATAGCCAATCCTGAGCTAATTGTCGCATCAAACATTGTACGGTCGCTAATATCGAATTTAGCCCAATCCTCTAGTGTTTTGTTGAACGGCATAAATCCCATTTCCCCATCTTCTCTAACACCGATGTACTTCTCGATGTGACTTTCAATAGCCGCAGCGTGCGCCTGCTTGACATCCTCTGATGAGTTTGGTATACCACCTAACTCACGTTCTGTCTTAGACAACTTAGCGTACACCTTGTCAGGACGATTGATACAGAAACCACGGTACCCTCTGTTCTTAAAGTGATACAGCAAACGAGGTTTGTTGTTCTCAATCAAAATTGGCATACCATAAAACACACAGGCCATCAATACCTCCTCAAAAAATATCTCAGCAGTCTGAGGACGCGCAATGTATTCTAAGAAGAATTGGTTTATAGGCGCCTCATCCATGTGGTATTTGGTTAGACCATGCAGTGCACCATTTGAACCACGTCCTACCACAACTCCTGAGATGTCATAGGAGTCACAGCCAAAGGCACCAATATGTTCATTTCCGGGATACTTAATGCCGTTCTTTGTGTATACTTGGTTTTGTAAATGCCTTGCAGGAGCCCATGCTATCAAGAACCTTCCCCTTCGATCAGGAGTAAATATCACTTGCGTATCTTTGATGCCATCCTTCCAACTAAATGAGCCTCTAGTGTAGTGGTGCTCTTTAATCAATGTATCATTAAAGTCAATCTGCTGATATATCTTAGTCAAGTTAAATAGAGCAGCCTTGCTTTCATCTCTAAATGCGTGCGACTCTGTTCTTGGGAACTGACGGTAGAATTCGTTAAGTGCGTCAGGGTCGTTCTTCAATGAGTCAACCTCTGCCTCCCAATAGTCAATGGCCCCATTAACAATCATATTCCCATCAACTCCTTTGATAGGAGCACTTGGTTTACGCAATACAGGCATACCATAAAGGTCAATGAAGCCCTCCATGTTCCACTCCATCGGGATGAATAGACCATAAAGTCCCGACTTTGTTTGACCATTGGCATTTCGTGTAGACGGCTTAGAATCCTCATACAAGTCTTTGTAGTTCTGACCGCCTTTGCTCAATGCATTGGATGTCGAACCCATCATACACTTACCGATAATCTTAGAACCCAATCGCAAACACGTCTTGGTTACACGCCAATTGTTCAGGATATTATTTGGCTTAGTCCATTTTGCGCTCTCGTCATGTGCTAAAAACAATAGTTTCTCACCATCGTAAGAGTTCTCATCTGTGTTCTTCCAATCTATTGTTGTGTCAAGGCCGTCTACGCCATCCTCATCAATCTCATGCATATTCTTTTTGGTGATCTTGGAAGCAGGAACACGATAGGCAAGCTCTGTCTTTGGTTTATCCATACCATCCATCACCGGCTTAAAGAAAAACGGCAAGTTACTGTTGATGGGCACAACCTTGTCCGTAAACATCTTCTTGGCATCGGAACCTGTCTTTGACAAGATACCAACCCGTGAATCTTTAGCGAGAGTTGCAATATTCACGCATTCTGATGATGACATAAAGGAGAACCCGGAACGACGTATCTTTAAATATACCATACCAAAGCTTCTATAGTCAGCCTTACAGGCCTCCCAATAGATAAAGAAGATGCGATTTGCTTCCCGAAAGTCAGGGTATCCGACGTCAATCTTAGACCATTGAAGGTACATATAGTGGGACCCCGTCATATATGTAGGAGTGCCATTGTTCATAAACCAATGCCCCTGATCTCTACGATCAAACTCTTGCTCTATGTAGTCAACGTATTGCGCCTTGAACTCCTTAGGCATCTCATGCCATTGGAAGATTGACTGAATGCGACTCAACTGTTTTGGTATGTCAACACGCTCCCAATACTGCTCTGATGATTTTGAACTTCTGCTCGTTAATTTTGAAGGCACATCAGGAAGGGCTATATTCACTCCATTGATGTTGTATATATCACCTATTCTTCCCGTCTTTGACAAGATTACAACGTCATATTGGTCATTATAACCATACTGCCAACTGTGGTTTCGGTTCTTTTGATCCTTAACCCTCTTTGGGATGTGATCTCTGATAACGCTATATAGCTTATTTAGCTCTTCGCTCTGCGAATCCCTGTTTAATGTCAAGCTTTGGTGATTCATCTTTTACCTCCTCCAATATAGCCTTCTCGGCTTCGATTTTATTTAGAATTTCGAATGCATCAAATATAGCTAATCGTTTTGACGCAGCAGCGTTCTTTAATTTGTCCACTGACAAGTCATCTTCAGGATCAGGTTTAATGATATCCTCTTTAGCAACTTTGATGAGTTGTTCAACGGCTCTGTATCCTGCCTCAATAATATTACGTCTTAAGTCTTTCTCTCTACTCATAATTTCACTGTGATTTGATGGTCATACATGCGGTATAGCTTCTCATCGTCTACGATAAACTCATACTCACTCTCAGGCTTAAAGCACACCTTGTCTCCGGCTTTTACTCCGGCCTTTATAAGCGCCTCGTTTGGATAGCGCATAATTCCCATCAGTGGTTCTTCGCTTAATGGCTTGTAGATGTACGACTCCTCAGGTTTTACAGGCTCAACAAAGCAGTACTTGTCGTAGGCCATCCAAGACTCTCCATCATGGAACATATAGAATTGGTCGGGCTCAATAAAAAATAAATCTTCTTTGAAAAAACTCTTACCGCTCTTGCGACGACCCTTCATGTCGTTGTAAAACTTGAATACGTTGTGATGTACAAGTAGCTTATGCCCGGGCTTGATAGGCCCTTCATAGCCTAGTGGTATCTCGACAACCTCTGCCTCTCTATTTGAGAACCTGTGGTCTTCCTCTGAAGTGCTTATAATAAGGTCGATACCACCAATATCCTTGGTGTTGTTGTATCTCTTCCCCTTAAGTGGTTTAGTGATAAAGTAAAATGGTGATTGCATTAGATATTTATATTGTACTCAATGGCAACAGGAACGGTATTATTGAACTCTTTCCAAAGGACAATCTCATTCTTATCATTGGCAATATAAATCTTAATTGATTGCTTGTAGTCGTCGTACTTAATGAGGTGAATATCTTGAGTATCACCTAGTACTTTCTGACCAACAATGTAATGCATTGCTCCACCCTTGTAGTCCGGTCCGACTGATATTTTCCTGATTTCCATTGAATTTAATTTCTAAAATAAGTCACCTGACATATTTTATTTTTTTGTGACCTCTCCGGTTTGAAGGTTGATTACAGCATCCTCACCGTACTTGTCCATTAGACCTTTTTCGTGTTGCTGAAACTCTAGTCTTAGCATATCAATATGCTTTAATAGACCGTGCTTCTGTAGCTCAACGTCAGCAAGCTGAATCTTTAGCTTGTTAAACTCGTTGTGCATTCCTTGAGTAGCCTCTAGCTCCTCCTTAGTTAAAAACTTTTCTACTTTCATTGGATTTAATTTTTACAAAGATACAATTTATTAGATAATTATTTTATAAGAGTCAATACTCTTCTCAACTCTATCAATACCACCTTTCATAATACGTACATTTTTAAGTCTAAGTATACGTCCACCAATTGGTTTTGGGGGGGCACCTCTCTCAACGTGCCATCCATGGTGCCCATCCTCATATTCCTCTTTGTATGTTCCTGTGAGCATAAGGTGAATCTGACGCTGCTTCATTTGATAACCTAAGTTGGGGTGATGTTGAATCATATCCCTAACGTCATTACGTGAGGCATTCTCATGTATGTGGCCCATTGTAAACACGTCAAAATCCTCATATAGCTCTAGCGCTCTTGTTAGATTGATGGCCCCCTTTGTGACAATTCCACCGCCTCCCGAGCCATGAAAATATTTTACTTTGTAAGTGTGTATTGATCTAGTGCCAATCTTAAATACCAACCACCCGCCGTACCCTCCTACCTGTACATTTGTTCCGCACTTAAGGTTGAGTAAATCAACAAATCGCTGAAGTATGTCAGTCTCTTGCCACTTGATGACACCTGTCTCGTGATTACCATATCCAATTACTGTTAAGATGTCTGCATATGGCGTCCACCACTCTACAGCAGTCTCAACAATTGAGTCTAAGTATCTGAAGTTATTGTGTTCAGGCCTAATGTCAGACTTGTTTCTACGATTATCGCCACGACCCTGCATCAAACAGAAAAAATCCCCATTTATCATGACGGGTATGTTGTTCTTCTTGAAGTAATCTAGGTGACTTCTCAAGACATCCCAATCGCACTTTGGATTGTCCCAATGGATGTCTGATAGCATTGCTATCTGAAAATCATCTGTCGGAATGATTAACTCATGTAAATTTTTTGAGTGCTTGATTAATTGCATACCTTATGATTATAGTGAGTATTACACCCACAACTAAACCTAAAAAGAACATGTTGTATCCGTTCTTTTTCTTAGTCTTTATCTTGA